AACGATCTGGTCAACGACCCGAACGGCTCCCATCACAATCACCCGAATCAGCCCCGACAAAGTATTCATCCAAACCGAGAACGGCGCCGCCCAAGAGTACTGGGTAGCAGACATCCGAGCAGCCCTAGAGGGAGAAACAAAATGAGCACCAAGAACGAAGACCGCACCGCACATTGGGGCACATGCTCCGACGAACACTGCCTGACATCAATGGTCATCTACCCACACCCGTACGCACTAGTCGACCTGCCAGCGGACGAGGACGACTGGGACACGTCAACATTCTTCATCTCTTGCCCGGTCTGCGGCGGGTCAATGGATTGGGGCGGCACCGACCACCCAGCCGACATCATCAAGAACTACTAAGGAGCAATCATGACCACCATCACCGCTAAGCACCGTAAGCCCTGGACCGCTGACCGTTTCAGCGAGGACCTGATCCGGGCCATGCTCGTCCCGTCCGGTCGGCGCGTTGACCTGACGAAGGGGTTCCGGAAATGAGCGCGCGGGATGAGATGTCAAAAGAACTGTCGGCCATCATCAAGCGCGAATACACTCGGGCCATTGATCGCAAGCGTATGCGGGACTGCTACGACGCCCCCGCCGACGCCATCCTCGCCGCGGGCTACTCGAAGCCCCGCGCGATCACCACCGCCGAAGAACTCGAAGCCATTCCGCGGGACTCCGTTCTACTCGCCGGCTCCCGCATCTACCAGAAGGAGCGCGGCGCCTTGATGGACCTCGGCATTGGCCTCATGGGATACGAGGAAGTCCTCGAAGAATCCGGCACCCCCACCCTCATCTACTCCCCGGAGGAATCATGACCCCCGCGTCCCCCATGCACGCTCGTTGGTTGGTGCGCCGCGTCTGTTCCCGGCATGTTGAGGAAACCCCGGCTGTCGAGTCGGCGCGTGAGGAGATTGGCCGGGCGATCCGTTCGTGCGCCGCTCTGACAGCATCACTTGGGGCCCGCGTAAACCCGATCTTCATGCGCGAAGTCATCCGCCTGTTCGAGGAGCTGCACGAGGTCCACGCTGGCAACCACCCCGACATCGAACGCAACGCCGCACTCACCATCAACAACGTCCCCGACTTGATTGACGCACTCCAGGGGCAGATCAACGCCGCCATCGGGGAACTCCTCGACCACACCGAACCGTTCGCGCGGACCGGGGAGAAGGTGCCGGCATGAACGCCCTTATCCTCCTCCTCGCAACCGTATACTTCGGCATCCAGTCGGCCCGCCTCATCACACAACCAGCCAGGAGGAACAAGTGAGCCACGGCGTGATTACGATTACCGAACCCGATTTCAGGGAGGCCTTGCGGAGGGCGCGTGAAGCTGCTTGGGATGCCGCCGTGAACAGTTTGGCCTACCCGGACGGATCCAAGGTTGAGCTGATGACCAACGACAACCCGTTCCGAAGGAGTAACTGATGAGCCACCTCCCGACCTGCACGACCCGCCGCGAACTCATCGGCAACATCTGGACCTACTACAGCGACCCCGACCCCGCCTGCAACGACCGCAGCCACCACGACGCATACACCGAGGAAACAAAATGAACGCCCAGCACCCCCAGAACAGCAACGTCCAGCAGGTCCGCACGTTCAGCAAGCAGGCCGTCCTCAACCACGTACCCCGGAACCTGGAGGAAGAACGGCTGGCGTTGACTTATTTGGACAAGCACGCGCCGGATCTGGTCGGCGTCATCATGGGCGGCGTGCTGTGAGCGCGCGTGACGAAATCGCGGGGGCAATCGTAACCGCGTTCGTGAACGCTGGCGAAGTGGTGCACATCGGCACGGCTCGGACTGCCGCCGACGCGATACTTGGCGCTGGTTTCACGAAGGCCAAGCCATGACCCCGGACCCACTGGACCCGTCCGAGCAGGCCGCGTACCGCGAACTTGACCAGTTACGCCGATGCCCCGAGAACTGCATGTGCAGGCAGGACGACGCCATGACCACCCCGCTCGACCTGAACGACATCGAATAACCTTGCCTACCGACTCACTGTGAATCACTGCCGAAAACGAGTGAAATGCAGTAGAATCAGAACCTACGAAAGAAGTCATCATGAGCCTGCAAGTATTCAATGAGCTTGAGCAGGGCACGGACGAGTGGCTTGCTGCGAGGTGCGGCATCGTTACCGCGTCCGTAGTTGGGCAGCTCATCACCCCCAAGACGATCAAGCCGGCAGTTAATGACACGTCACGCAGCCTGACCGCAACACTCGCCGCCGAACGCATCACCGGCCATGTCGAACCCATCCAGACCAATGCAGCCATGGAACGCGGAACCCTGGATGAGCCCTACGCCCGCGAAATCTACAGCCAGTACTTCGCTGAGGCCCTTGAGGTCGGCTTCATGGTCCGCGACGACTGGGGATTCAAAATCGGCTACTCCCCGGACGGACTGGTAGACGATGACGGGCTGATCGAAATCAAGTCCCGCAACCAGAAGATCCAGCTCGCAACAATCCTGGACGACGAGGTACCGCTGGGAAACATGGCGCAGTGTCAGGCGGGGCTCCTCGTTTCCGGGCGCGAATGGATCGACTACGTGAGCTACTGCGGCGGGATGCCCTTGTACGTCAAGCGAGTCCTTCCCGATAGGCGCTGGCACGACGCGATCAAGGAAGCCGTCGAGGCCTTTGAGGTTGCCGCCTCGGACATGTACGCCGACTACCTAGACGCCGCCGCCGGGCTGCCAACAACCGAGCGCGTGGACCATTTCGCCGAAATGCAGTTCTGATATGGACCACGAGTGCAAGCATCCAGGATGTGATCTGCCTAAGGGCAAGGCGCTGGGTTACTGCAATGCCCATTACATACGCCAATCGCGAGGCAAGGATATGGACGCTCCCGTGCGGAAGTCGGGCGCGTCTGATAGTGAGCGATTCTGGGCGAAAGTAGACAAGTCGGAGGCTTGCTGGAACTGGACCGGAGCCACCTTTAGGGGCTACGGAGTGTTCAGGATCCACGGGAAATCAAGCCTGGCTCATCGGGTCTCCTACGCATGGGAGCACGGCACAATTCCCGAGGCTGAAGAGGTGGACCATATGTGCCACAACAGGGGATGCGTGAATCCTGGGCACCTGCGGCCCGCGTCCCATTCCCTGAACGGGCAGAACCGGGCAGCGGCAAACAGCAATAGCAAGTCTGGCGTTCGAGGAGTCTATTGGTGCAACACCTACGGGCACTGGATCGCTAAGGCAATGCTCAACAGGACGCCCCACCACATCGGCATCTTCTCCGAACTAGGCCAGGCGGAGCAAGCCGTAACCGACTGGCGGCGCGAGAACATGCCGTACTCAATCAATGACCAACGAAAGGAAGCATAGCGATGGATCTTACAGAGAGTATTGCCCCTCGCTCCGACCAAATTAACGCTGACGACCTGATCAGCGGCCCCGTGACTGTGACCATTGCTGAGGTCGCTAAGGGCACCCCCGAGCAGCCCGTGGACGTTCGCCTAGTGGAGTTCCCCGGACGCGCCTACCGCCCCTCTAAGAGCATGCGGCGGGTCATGGTCAGCGCGTGGGGAGCCGAAGCAAGCACATACGCCGGCCACCGCATCACCCTGTTCCGCAACCCCGAAATCACGTTCGGGCGAGACAAGGTGGGAGGCATCGAAATCAGCCACCTCAGCCACATCGACAAGCCGCTAACCGTCGCACTCACCGCAACCCGTGGCAAGCGGAAGAACTTCACTGTTGCGCCACTGCCCACCGTTGAACGCCGCGACTTCCTGGCAGAAGCCAACGCGGCAGGCGATGACATCGAGCTCCTCCGAACCCTCTACACCGCAGCACAGCAAGCCGGCGAACCAGCCGACACGCTCGCCGCCATCAAAGCCCTCGCAACACCAACCGCCACAACAGAACAGGCATCATGACCCTCACCGTATACAGCCAACCGAACTGCCAGCCCTGCAAGGCGACGAAACGTTGGCTCGACCGCCGCGGCATCCTCTACCGGGAAGTGGACGTAACCACCTCCCCCGATGACGCCGAAGCAATCCGTGCCCTCGGATTCAAAGAAGCACCCGTCGTCATCGTAAGCAGCGGCGACCCCGAACTAGACCTCATGTGGTCCGGCTTCGACCCCAACAACCTCACCAAATACGCAACCCGAGAAATGAGCAACTGAACATGGCTGGCGAAACTACACTGACCGTTATTGGCAACCTGACGAACGATCCCGAGCTGCGGTTCACCCCCGCCGGCGCCGCGGTCGCAAACTTCACCATCGCATCAACCCCGCGCACCTTCGACAAGAACAGCAACGAATGGAAGGACGGCGAAACCCTGTTCCTCCGCGCGTCGGTCTGGCGTGAAGCGGCGGAGAACGTCGCCGAATCCCTCACCAAGGGCATGCGCGTCATCGCATCCGGCAACCTCAAGTCCCGCAGCTACGAAACCAAGGAAGGCGAAAAGCGAACCGTCATCGAGTTCGAGGTTGACGAAATCGGGCCCAGCCTTAAGTACGCAAATGCCAAGGTCAACCGCACCCAGCGTTCCGGCGGTCAGGGTGGACAGCAGCAGCCCGCACAGCAGCAGCCGTGGGGCGGCAACCAGCCCGCGCAAAACCCCGGCGGCTGGCACCGCGGCCCGGCTGACGAAGTGCCGTTCTAAGCCCTTTTAGCCATCAGCACCAAGTCACTGTATTTCACTGCATCAACCCAGTAGGCGCCCCCGACAAGGGGGCGCCACGGACCCCCAGGAGGACGCTTTGAGCAAGTTTCATCTCACCGTGGCGGACAACATGGCCGCACTCGCCAAATGGCACACCGTCGAACATCCCCTCACCTCGTGGGCTGCCTGCCCGCACAGCCCTTGCGACCACATGGACGCCGAGTTTCGCAGGTGCTGGAAATGAGCCACTACCAGCACGGGCAGACGAAGGCCGCGAAAGAAGCGCACGAAGCCGAGGAGCGAGCAAGGGCCCGCCTCACAGAACTTCGCCGCATCGAAGCCGAACTCGAAGCCCGCATCGAGCACCGCAAAAACCAGATGCGCAAGGTACCAAAAATCCGCACCTACGCCCCCACGACCGAGCAGGTCCGTGCATGGGAAGCACGAACCAGCGCGCTCCCCGAACCGCAATGGGGCGGACAACATAACCTCTACCTCGCATCACTCGAAGCCGCCACCTGGGACCAAACCCACCGCCGCAAGGGAAAGGCCGCATGAGCACGCCGGACCCGGTCAACCACCCCGGCCACTACACCGGGCACCCTAGCGGCATTGAGTGCATCCAGATCACAGAGCATATGGGATTCAACCTCGGCAACGCCATCAAGTACGTGTGGCGGGCAGACCTGAAGAACGACGCGCTCGAAGACCTGCGCAAAGCCGCGTGGTACATCAACCGGGAAATCCAGAAACGGGAGAGGACATGAGTGCCGCAACCGAGGAACGCAAAGCTGCGCGCCGGGAAGCCGACCGAGCGCGCAAGGAAGCGCACAAGAACCAAAGGATGAGCAAATGAAGAACCCCACCGTCCACCGCGACATCTGCGGCACCCCCGCCGGCTACCGCGCCCACACCAAACGCGTAGAGGAAAGGTGCCAGCCCTGCAAAGAAGCCTGGACAATCCGCTGCCGCCAATACACCAAACCCACACCAACGCTGCCAACCGCCGCCGAAGTCATCGCCGAAATCGAGTGGATGCTGTCACTCAACCAAGGATCCGGCTACATCCTCAAAGCCATCGGCTACACGGGCCGCGAAGACTCACTCCGCGCACGCCTCCAAAAATGGGGACGCCTCGACGTGTACCACCGCCTCATCGGCGACGAATACTGGGCGGCAGCGTGAGGCGCGAGTCATCCCCGGTAGAGCACCTAAGCGCAGGGAAGACCTACGTCCCGCAGCGGTATGTAGTCGGCTGGAATGATGGCATTGTCAAGGTCGGCTCGACATGGAATGGCCGGCAGCGCTGGGGCACTTTCCTCGCCCGCGGAGGGACAATGCTCGACCTCGCCTACTACCTCCCGTCGGGAGGCGACTTAGACGCCGAAGCGTGGCTACAGAGCCACCTAGAGGGACGTTTCGCCAGAGCCTTCGCAACCAAGGCGGAAGCCGTGCCCTATCTCGGTAATGGAGGCGCAGGGTACCTCGAATGCTACGCAATACCGGTCAGCCTCTGGCCCGAAATTATAGAACTGGCAAGGAGCTGACATGCCCTGGTTCAAGGTAGACGACGGCTTCGCTTTCCACCCGAAGGCCATCATGGCGGGCAACTCTGCGCTCGGCTTGTGGGTCCGTGCGGGCGCCTGGTGCGGCGCGAACCTAACAGACGGCGCACTCCCGCGGCACATGATCGGCACATTCGGGGCACAGGCGCGGGACGCGAAGAAGCTTTGCGCAGTAGGACTCTGGGTGGAAACCGAGGACGGATACCAGTTCCACGAGTGGGGGCAGATGCAGCCCACAAAGGCCGAGGTTGAGGCCGAAAGGGCGGCAAACAGGGCTCGTCAGAAGGATTGGCGGGACAAGAAACGTAACGGCGTGACAGACAACGTGACTAACGCTGCTAGTAACGCTGCCCCGTCCCGACCCGTCCCGACCCGTCCAGTTAGAGAAGAAGCTAAAGCTTCTTCTGATAGTTCGACCGACGATTTCATGGACTGGTATCTCGAATATCCGCGGAAGGCATCAAGGGCTGTAGCCGAGAAGGCATACGCCAAGGCCAGGAAGACCGCCACGGCTGAACAGCTCCTCGAAGGCGCGAAGCGGTACGCGGCGGATCCGAACCGAGAGCAAGAGTTCACGAAGCTCCCGGCCACATGGTTGAACGGCGGCTGCTGGGACGACGGGCCACTACCGGCGAGGGGCGGGGTTCAGATGCGGCCCACCGGATCGCAGGTCAGGTTGCAGGCAGGCCTTGAACTGATGCAACGGGCTCAGGCTAAGCAGGAACGGCAAGCAGGCATTTTCGAGATTGAGGGATAGCCATGGATTTGATGGAGACAACGCGGTTGGTGATCTGGGTCAACCAGTTCGACCCGTTCGTGCAGGCCAATGATGCGGCGGCTGACATCTGGCAGCACTCGATGGGGCCGATCAGCTACACCGAAGCCGAGGAAGCTGTGGTCCAGCACTACCGGGCCAATCCGGGGCAGCAGGCACAGCCCGGCGGGATCCTGAAGCGGGCCCTGAACAACCGGGCATCACGGGAGGCCGGCAACCGAGCTATCGAGGCACCAAAGACCCGCCGGGAAATCGAGGCGGACGACGGGAAGCTGATGCTCACCTGGCGCAAAAGGAACCCCGAAGAGTGGGATCGGCTGTTGGCGATCGGTGCGGAGGAGCGTCGTAGGGACCTCATAAGCCGTGGGCGTGCCCTGTGAGTCGCTGTGAGTCACTGGGTGGGAGTGAGTGCCGGGCAGTGAAAACGAGGCGCTTAGAAACGAAACTACGAGGGGAAGCAAAATGAGCATCTACTACCAAGACGACTACGTAACGCTTTACCACGGCGACTGCCTCACCGAGCACAGGGAATGGTTGACTGCGGATGTGCTGGTGACAGACCCGCCCTATGGCAGGGCGTGGAAGCAGGGCGCGCTAAAGGGGCACCCGCGCAATGAGCAGAGCGCCGGGATTGCTAACGACGAGACGACTGGGGTTCGGGACGATGCGCTCGCGGCCTGGGGGGCCGACCGCCGCGCTATTGCTTTTGGGGATCTCATGCTCGCCCCGCCAGTAGGTACTAAGCACGTCCTGATTTACCTCAAGGACAATGTCGCTGGGTTGCGCGGCGCAATTGGTGGGATTCGCCGGGACGCCGAAGCTATCTACCTTATGGGCAAGTGGCCGAGCGGCATTGGCGGGCGAACATCAGTGTTTGCCACGGCGCAGAAGATCAGTGGCGCGCACGGGGCCGTTGCCAAGGCTGGCGGACATCCGCATACTAAACCAAGTGACGTGATGGGCGCCCTTATCGGACTCACCGAAGGGACGATTGCGGATCCATTCGGTGGCGGCGGAAGTACTGCGGTTGCTGCGAAGTTGCAAGGGCGCAAGATCATCACGGTTGAACTCGAAGAGAAGTACTGCGAGATCATTGCTAAGCGTTGCGCGCAGGACGTGCTCGACATCTTCGGCGCCGCATCATGACCGCCTACCACCGCCAGAAGGGTTCGTCGTTCGAGCGCCTGATCGCTGACTATTTCAAGGCGCATGGTTTCCCGTTCGCTGACCGGCGCGTGAAGTCCGGCGCGAAGGACAAGGGGGACATCGGCGGCGTTGGGATCCATGATCAGCGGCTCGTGTTCGAGGCGAAGAACACGGCGAAGATCAACCTTGGAACCTGGGCGAACGAGGCCGAGACTGAGCGGATCAACGACGAAGCTTTGGCCGGGGTCATCATCCACAAACGTCACGGGAAGGGGCAGGCCGGCGAACAGTGGGTAACCATGCCACTCGCCGACCTCGTCGCCATCCTCACAGGAAAACGCCCTCAACTTTGACCACCAAGTCACTGTGAATCACTGCACCAATGCAGTAAACTAGTTCTACGCCCCACCCTTGCGCGGTGGGCACGAAATGGAGATGAGCACCATGACAATCCTTCAAGAGCTGATAACCCTCGTGGACAGCCTGGATGAGGACCAGCACGATTACCGCGATGTGCGTGCTATCAAGCGCATGGCCCATAACTTGCAGAAGATCGCCGAGAACATGGAGGCCGCGAAGTGAGCGAATCTACCCGCGAGTCTCAGGCCCGTGCGCAGTCTGACGGCCACGATTTGACGGCGGTGATCCATACTCGGCGGCTACGGAAGTGCATCGCCGAGGGAGCCCACGTTGACGCTGGCTGCGGGAGGTGCGGGCTGTGAATGGGATGAACGTATACGCCTACAGGAACGGCCGGTTCCTCGGGCGGGTAATCCACGTCGGTATGGGCTGGACGAAGAACCAAATGCACCCAGGAAGGCCCCTGATCCACAACGGAAGGAAGCCGCGATGACCGACCGTAGCCCGAGTTACGACGCGCTCCTAGCCCGTGAGTCAGAGTCCCGCGAACGGATCGCGAAGGCCTTGTATGAAATCGAGTTGCAACGCGGCAACGGCATCTGGCAACCATCAGCAGTAACGCACATACTCAACGGGGGGAAATGAAGTGAGCATCACAGACGAGGCGGTGTATGCCGCCGCCTTTGCAGTCTATGGCTCCGGGTTTGACGGGAGCATTCAGAAGGAAGCTTGGCTCAGGGACTTCCGAGTTGCGCTGGAAGCAGCGGCGCCGATCATCCTGAAGGATATGCGCCAAATGACCGACGTGGAAAAGGCGGAAAGAGATAGGCCCGAGAGCATGCGCCGGGCACGAGCCGAGCTCATCGAGAGAGGGCGAGCATCAACCGCAGAGCGCATCCGCAAAGCTCAGGAGTCCGCCTTTGACGACGGATTTACTACATGCGCAGGCGAGCACACGAAGCAGCGACGCGATCCAAGCTACCCGATCCACCGCATCAATCCGTACCGCGCCGAGGCTGACGGATGAGAGGCCTGTGCAAGTGCGGCGCCGAGAACGCATCGGGCATCCACCTCTGCCACTCATGCTGTGCCCGCCTGGAGCAGTTGTTGTGCGAGTTGGATGGCATTGTTGAGGATCTGGTGTCGGCGATTCCGCGGGCCAGTCTGACAGCGAGCTACGGCGAACGGGTCAGCGCCTCGGGTAGCCTGCATGCGCCGTTGCCGATCAACGACACCGCGTTGGATGCTCACATGGCGTTGGACAAGTACCTGCGGGAGACATGCACCAAACTCACCAGTTGCACCCACATTCACCCGACCCGCCGCGACTCGTCCGGGCTCGCTTCCTATCTGCTGACCCACATGGGGACGTTGCGCACGATGGACTGGGCCGGGGATGTTGAGGGTGAGCTAAGCAAGCTGCTCAGGGAGTGCGAGAACGTCACCCGCGTGCACGAACAGAAAGTGTTTGCTGGGACATGCGCTGAAGACGGGTCCGACCTGTACGCGGTGAAGGGCTCCGACAATGCCCGGTGCAAAACGTGCGGCCTGTCGTACGAGGTGGCCAGGTGGACGGCTTATGCGCAAACCGCCAAGGACTACTACATCGGGACCGCAACCGACCTGTCACGGAAACTGTCAGCGCCCCAGTACGGGTACACCATCACCGCCGACCAGATCCGCAAATGGGCGACCAAGCGGGGAGATAAGCCCGCGAAGTTGGTTCGGGCCAATCCCGAGGTGGACGAGGCGGGCAAGGTCATTCCGCCGGCGTTCAGGCTCGGGGACGTATTGGACATCAAGAAAGCCAAGGATGAGAAGTGGCCTATCCGTGGAACTGCTTGAGAACTGAGTCACTGCGTTTCACTGTTGACGCACAGTGAAATGTCCTGTATCGTTTTTATTAGGACGAATAGGCATCCGGCAAACGCCGGGTGCCTTTCCTATTGCGGCCGATAGTTCAATCTGGTGCGGGCGAAACAGGGCAAAGGGCCTGATCCTAGGCAATCCACGGCACCGCCGACATGTTAGCTCTAGAACACTTCCCAGCGGGGAAGAGATACGGGTTCAAATCCCGCAAGCCGACTTTCCTTTGAGCAAGGGGACACAATGAGCGTTCAGGTAGCAGAAGCCCAGGCCCCGATCTTGAACGCGGGGCATCGTTGCGATGCGTGCTCGTCATCTCGCGCCTATGTGGTGGTCATCCTCAAGTGGAGCCCAACACTTCGGAATGGCGGGGAGCTGCTGTTCTGTGCACACTGCTACCGCAAACATGAGCAAGCCCTACAACTGTTCGTCGCTCAAGTGATTGACGAGCGCTACACCTTGACCAAGCACATCGCCGATGACGGCCATTTCGAATGAAACGGAGGCAGGACGTGACCTACAATCCCGCACAGCGTCCGCGCCATCCTGTCGCCGTTGCTGAGCTGAACGATGCGCAGGCCCTCCGAGTGCTAGTTGCCACCATGGACGAACGTTTGGATGAGCTAACTACGGCAGGCGCGCGCTCAGGCATTATGCACGCGCGAACCATCATCATAGGTGCCATCAACCGCACCATCTAAGTTTCCTCTCGCGTGGTCAAGCGTGTCAGTTACGCGATGTGGCCTAGCCTTTCCGCGCCTCGCAAGCCGCCGGCTGCTCACCGAGAGCTGCCACGCGAGAGG